GTTTCACCGAGGACATGCTGAATGTCGTGATGCTCTATCACCGCAGCGGACAAATCGACACGCTGGATTTGCGCGAGATCAGGCTGCGCGAAGTGATTGACACTGCGGCAATCAACGCCATAAGGGCTGCGCTGCCATGAAGATTTACGGTGCTGGACTCACCGCGCACTTGCGAGAGGATTCGACCAGCCTTTGCTACTGCTGGCGGATCCAGCGCCGTGACAACACGGTATTCGGCTTCACCGATCACGACCGCGACCTGGTGGTGGCCGGAACGACCTATCTTGCCACGACTGGCGTGACGACCACCAAGATGGTCAGACGCCTCGGGCTGTCGGTGGACAACCTTGAACTTGAGGGTGCGATTGACGATGACGCGCTGACCACGCTGGACATCGAACGCGGCCTTTACGATGACGCGGCAGTGGAACTGCGCATGGTCAACTGGAAAGACACGACACAGTTTGATCTTCTGGCAACCGGAACTTTCGGCAATGCCAAGATGGTCGAACAAGGGTTCGCGGTCGAGTTCCGGTCCCAGGCGCACGCCCTGAACCAGCCGATTGGCCGCATTTTCCAGCGCAACTGTGACGCCAAACTTGGCGATTCCCGGTGCAAGGCTGTGGTGCCGACAACCAATGCCACCGTGGCGTCTGTGAGCGGCCATGTGGTGAACGTCACGACCCTCGCGCAAGCTGACACCTTCTTTGCCCTTGGGAAGCTGGTGGACGCTGCTGGCACGCCCCACAAGATCAAGACTCAGGTGGGCACCAAGATCACGCTTTGGGAAGTGCCGGTGGTTCCCATCGGTGTCGGAACCACTGTCGTTCTGACTCCCGGTTGTAGGCAGACCTTTGATGTGTGTAAGGCCAAGTTCAACAATGCCATCAACTTTCAGGGCTTCCCTTACATCCCCGGCAACGATGCCATGATCAACTATCCGATACGCGGCAAGGACAACTATGATGGTGGGAGTCTGTTCAATTGAACCCTTTCGCAATCGAAGCCCGCTCATGGATCGGCACACCCTACAAGCACCAACATTCGACCAAGGGTCAGGGCTGTGACTGCCTCGGGCTGCTGCGGGGCGTTTACAGGAACGTCATCGGACCTGAACCCGAGGTGCCGCCACCCTACAGCGCATCATGGGGCGAGTCGGGGCCGGTCGAGTTCATGCTTGACGCTGCGAACCGCTGGCTGGACCCTGTGACCATCCCCGAGGCGCACGTCTTTGTATTTCGGATGCGGCGCGGAATGATTGCAAAGCATTGTGGGATCGTCAGCGGCCCCGATTCCATGATACACGCAGATAGCGCACTCAAGTCGGTTGTCGAAGTTGAACTGACCGACTGGTGGAAAGAAAAGATCGCAGGGAGTTTCAGGTTCAAATGGCAAACTTTCTGATTTCAACAGCAATCTCGGTCGGCCTCGGGATGCTTCAGCGGGCGCTGACACCCGACACGCGCGTTGAAGTCGAAGGGACTCGAGTTGCATCGTCGCAGATCACGACTGCTGCTGAAGGTAGCGTGATCCCGCGCGTCTATCGGCGGTTCAGAGTGGGCGGGCAACTGATTTGGGCCACATCCTTCAGGGAAGAAATCAAGGTCGAAACCACGTCCCAGGGCGGCGGCAAGGGCAGTGACCCGAAACAGGTGACTGAAACCACCACCTATACCTATTTCTGTTCTTTCGCCATCGGCATCTGCGAGGGTGAGGAAGGCGTGCTGTTGCGCAGCATCTTCCTGGACGGGAACGAAACCGATCTGTCCAAACTGACCTATCGCTTTTACAGCGGCATCGACACGCAGAACCCCGATCCGAAGATGGTGGCTGTCGAAGGTGCCGGGAATGTTCCGGCCTATCGCGGGCTGTCCTACATCGTCTTTGATGAACTGGACCTGACCAACTATGGCAACCGGATCCCGCAAGTGGCTATCGAGGTCACCCGACTGGTGCCACAGAACGATCCGACCAATCTGCGGAACACCCTGCGTGCCGTCAGCATCATCCCGTCTGCCGGTGAATTTGTCTATGCCACGACTCCGATCACCCGAGAGAACGGCGAGGATTCGACAACCGTGCTGAACATCCACACCGGCAGCGTGGACAAGAGCGACTTTGTGGTTGCGCTTGACCAACTTAATGCCGATCTGCCATCGGTGGACTCGGCATCGCTGGTAGTTGCGTGGTTCGGCTCTGGCATTGACGCGACCACTTGCACCATCCGGCCCAAGGTCGAGAACAACACGACCGTCACCACCCCGACCGAGTGGCGCGTTGCTGACCTGACCCGCGCGACGGCACAGACTGTGACGCAGATTGGCACCCCGCTTTCCCCGGCGTTCGGTGGAACCCCTACTGACCTGTCGGTGCGCCAAGCCTGTCAGGAAATGAAGGCGCGCGGTCTGCGGGTGATGTTCTATCCGTTCATCCTCATGGACACCATTGGTTACCCTTGGCGCGGTCGATTGACCGGAACGGTGACAAACTATTGGGGCACTGCGGTTCCGGCGCACTTTGGCGCATGGAACGGAACGGTTGTGCCCTACAGCGGCCCGAACGAATGGACGCATCGCCGAATGATCCTGCACTATGCCAGGCTCTTGGCTGACATTCTGGTTTCGGGGGATGCGTTTCTGGTGGGGTCTGAAATGGTCGGGCTGTCCACGTCCAATGCGAACTTCGGCACGCTGCTGGCGGCGCTGATGACCGATGTGCGGTCGATCCTGCCAGCCGGGGTTCTGGTCAGCTATGCAGGTGACTGGTCGGAATACAAGGTCACATCGCTTGCGCCCGCGTGGTCATCCGCTGACTTCATCGGCATTGACAACTATCTGCCGGTGACCGACTGGTTTGACGGCGATGAGGTTTACACCCTTGACGCCTTCAAGGCCGGGATCAACAGCGGCGAGTATTGGGATTACTTCTATGCCAATGACGCTGCCCGGATTTCGAACACCCGAGGCACGATCACCGACCCGCAGTTCCGCCAGAAGGACATCCGTTACTGGCGCGACAACAACCATGCTGGCAAGCCGGTGTGGTTCACCGAGTTCGGTTGCCCCGCTATCGACAAGGGCGGCAATCAGCCGAATGTGTTCTATGACCCCAAGTCAACCGAGTCCTTCTATCCCTATCGGTCGAACGGTCGGCGCAACGATTCTGTGCAGCGGCTTTATCTCGAAGCCATGCTGGATTTTTGGGCCACCGAGGGCTTGGTCAGCCCCGCCAATATGTTCGCCTGGACGTGGGATGCACGCCCTTATCCGGCTTTCCCAGCCAGAACCGATGTCTGGTCCGATGGGCCGAACTACCAACTCGGTCACTGGCTGAATGGCAGAATTGGTGCCATGACGCTTGCGCGGCTTGTCACGATCCTGATGTCTGAAGCTGGCATCCCGTCCAACAAGATTGACGTGACCGAGTTGGAAGAGTCCGGCATCGAGGTTCCCGGCCTCGGGGTGTTCACGATCACCACCGTTCGGCAAATCCTCGAAAATCTGATGAAAACCTTCAACTTTGACGTTCTGGAAACGACAGGGTTCTTCAAGTTTGTCATGCGCATCGCGGCACCGTCCATCAGCATCGTGCTTGACGACATCGTGACCGAAGATGACGAAAGCGGTTATGTCAAAACCAGAACGCAAGACACCGATTTGCCTGATCGCACCAATGTTTCATACACCGATGAACTGCGGTCATTCGAAACTGCGGCTGTGGATGGGCACACCGTCACTGGCTATTCCCGGCGCGTCAGCACCTTCGAAAGCATGTGTGTGCTGGCAACCGACTATGCGCTTGAATTGGCCGACACGCTCACCCAAGAGGCGTGGACGCAGAAGAACGGCATCACGCTTTCGCTGCCCCTGAACTATCTTCGGATCGAGTGCGGTGACGTGTTCGACTTGACTGTTGATGGTGTCACCCGTCGCTATCGGACGGATGAAGTCGTGATCGGTGACCAGATTGACATTTCCGCGTCTGGCTATTCCAGCGTGGTCTATGAGATCAACAACTTTGCCGTGAACGAAACGAAAGCCGCCCCCGTGGTTGTCTATGGCAAGCCGCAAGTGATCTTTGCTGAACTGCCGGTGCCGAACGCTGACGCCCCAAACCTCTGGTCACCTCGCATCCTCGCATCGCAACAGCCGTGGCCCGACAGCGTTCTGGTCTATGAGGATGACAACGCGGGTGGCTTCGCGCTTAATTCGGTGCAGTCGATCCCTGCGATCATCGGGCAGACCACGACACCGCTGGCTTTTGGCGTTGACTCTATTTGGGATACGGGATCGACTGTCGGCGTCAAGATGAACGACCCCGCCTACAACTTCACCAGCACGACCGATCTGGCAGTGCTGAACGGTGCCAACACCGTCGCTGTCCTGACACCCTCGGGCGAGTGGGAAGTGTTTCAATTCGTCAATGCGACCCTCGAACTGGACGGCTCTTACACGCTGTCGCGGCTCATTCGGGGCGTTCTCGGAACGGAACCCTACCGTGGCAATCCAACCCCTGCTGGTTCCCGGCTCATCGTTTACGATCAGGCACGGTTCGGAGTCATTGCCGGTGGCACTTCGCGCTTCAGACTTGACGTGCTGCTGCGCTACGGATCGGCTGGAATCGACGTGTCGGACCCGCGCTACACCTCACAGACCGTGAACCCCAAGGGCATCCCCTATCGCCCCTATTCACCCGTGCATCTAAAACAGGTCAATATCGCCAACGACATCACGTTGTCGTGGATCCGTCGCACGCGATTTGATGGCGATGCTTGGGCCGATGGTGAGGTGCCTTTGAATGAAGAAACTGAAACCTATGAAATCGTGATCGCGGGCGGGCGCACAATCACAGTTGTCGGCGCGACCAGCGTAGTCTATACCCAAGCCCAACAGATTGCTGACTTTGGTGTAGTCCAGCCCACGGTTACATGGACCATTTACCAAATCAGCAACCGCTTCGGCAGAGGGGCACCTGCCAATGGCTAATACACCACTCAAGAACCTGCCATTGATTGCGGCATCCCAGGCGCAGAAGCACATCACCCACAATGATGCCCTGATGCTGATGGATGCGCTTTTCGACATCAACGTGTTCAGCCGTGTCGGAGTCGGCGGTGCCACCCCGGATGCGACAAACCGGCTGTCGGTCAATTCCCCCGCGACACTGCTGAACAATGCCGGTGCCAGCCATGAAGTGACGATCAACAAGAGCGCCTTGGCGAAGGATGCGGCCCTTGCCTTCAAGGTGGCTTTCAGCGTTCGCGCGATCTTTGGGCTTTTGGGCAGCAACGACTTCACCATCAAGACCAGCCCCGATGGATCGGCGTTCAATGACTCGCTGGTGGCGCGGGCGTCTGACGGCATCGTGTCGTTCCCCTCAGGCGTTCTGGCATCCGGCCTGACCATCGAGGATGACACTGATCCGACCAAGAAAGCGCAGTTCTTGCTGTCTGGCATCACGACCGGCACCACCCGCGTCTATACCCTGCCGAACGTCGCTGGTGGAACCATTGCGCTCTTGAGCGGAAACCAGACGTTTGGCAACACGCAGACTTTCAACCTGCTGACAGCGACAGGTGTGACGCAGAACTTGGGCACCAACACTGCCGCCAGCACGGTCAACATCGGCACCGGGGCAACCATCGCGGCTGCGACAAAGGCCATCAACATCGGCACTGCTGGCGTTTCGACATCCGTGACCACTGTGAGCATCGGTTCAGCGGTGGCTGGCGCACTTGGCAGCACGACCATCAACACCCCGCAACTGATCACCGGCAGTGCTGACATTTATCAGAAGTCGCTGGCACCGACCAACTTTGCCGCTGCGGGCACCATCCTGGCCGCTGACATTCGCAACGGAATTATCACTTACTCGGGCGCTGCTGCCGCACTCACCGTGCCCACAGGCACGCTGCTGGACGCGGCGCTGGTCAACATGCCGGTGAACACCTCGATCAAGTTCAGCGTCATCAACACCGGCACTGGCGCGGCCACCATGACTGCTGCGGCGGGTGTCACCATCGTCGGTGCCGCTGCCATCGCAAACGGCGTGTCGGCCATGTGGGAAGCGCGCAAGACCGCTGCTGCAACCTACGTTTTCTATCGCATCGCATGAGGTGACCGTGATCTGCATGAAGCTGCTGTGGCGCTGGTAGCGGCCCACGGTGGCAGAGTCAGAGGGGCATCCGCAGCTTCGGGCATCCCTCGCACCACCCTGCGTCACCGGCTTGATCTTGACCCTGCCATCGCTGACGGAATGGATGCTGTCGGCACCGACATGATCCCCGGCCTCTTGTGGGCCAAGACCAAGAATGAAGATGGCACCAGCTATAGCGCACTGCTGAAGCCCGGCGCAAAAGAGTTCCCGGCGTTCCTGGACCACATCCGCGATACCGTGGGTGACCTGATGACCGGCAAAAAGCCCAAGCTGCCGCCACGCTTCGAGGCGCGGCAGGGCTGCATGATGGTCCTGGACCCGGCAGACGTTCATATCGGCAAGCTGTCCATCGCTGCCGAAACCGGATACACCTATGATGAAAAGATCGCGGAACATCGCCTGGTCGAAGGGTGCCGCGTGCTGGCCGAGAAAGGCCAGATGAATGGTGCGACCAGCGTGCTGTTCATCATCGGGAATGACATTGCCCATATCGACCACCCGCACCGGATGACCACATCGGGCACGCCACAGGACACCTCGGGTTCGATCTTCAGCATTTACCGTGTCGCGCAGCGCGCCTATATCCGGGTGATCGGGATGCTGCTGGACATGGGCATGTCGGTGGTGGTCATGTTCAATCCTTCGAACCACGATTGGGTTCTTGGCTTCAGCATCGCACAGGTGGTGCAGGCATGGTTCCGCGACCACCCCAATGTGACCATCAGCGATTATGGCGTCAGCGAACGGCACCGCAAATATGTTGTGTTCGGTCGAAGCCTGATCGGGCTGACTCACGGCGATGGTGCCAAGGAAGCCGATCTGCCCTCGATCATGTTGACCGAGGCGCGGTCGCAAATGGTGACAGCACCGCTGGCCTATTGGTATGTGCATCACTACCACCACAAGATTCGCAAGTCGCTTGGGGTTCGGTCCCAGGACCGCGAGAAAGATCACATCGCCATGACCATCATCAAGTCGGGCATTGGCGCGATGGAAGGTGACAACTGCACCATTGAGTATGTGCGTTCACCGTCGCCCCCGGATGGGTGGCACGACCGCAATGGCTATCTGAATCGCCAAGCGGTCGAAGCCTTTTTGCATGACCCTCAAGATGGTCAAGTGATGAGGTTCACCAACTGGTTCTGAAGATCCTGAATCGTGCCGTCATTGTCAATGACATGATCAGGTTCGACAAGCACCTCTGACACATGCGAGTTGACCGGCCCCATGCCCGGTCGCACGATGCGAACGATGATGCCGCTACGCTCACGAATTGCTGCCGCTTCATTGGCGAACCGGCAATCGTCAAACACTGCGCGTGGCGGCAGGTTCCGCATCGCGGCATCCACCCACAGCGAGTCCGACAGGCGCATCCGGCCCCATTCGGTGCCAAGAGCCTGCATTGCGTGGCGCGGCGTCTGACCACCAAGCATCGCCGATGGCACCTCTTTCAGATCGCCCTCGATCATGCGCTGGATGTGGTCTGCCTGCGCGCCCTGATAGGCCAGAAAGAACTGAAGCATCCCCTTCAGCGGCGCGGCGAACTTGCGGCGATCCCATCCCGAGGCGATCAGGATGCGCGCAGCTTCAGACTTACCAGACCCGGCATAGCCCGACAGGCCGATCAGTTGAACGACTGGTTCCATCAGAATTTCTTTCCGCCTGGGGCGTTGCGTGCGGCCAGCTTGTGATCTGCCCGTTCCTTGTTGAAGCGGTTCTTTTCAACCACAGCACCGGCCACGTCCAACCCGAGGGCTGCGGCTGTGTCCATGATGCGGATGATGCAGTCGGCAAACTCCACCTCGATCCCGAGGCGATGGGGCAGCTTGTCATCCATGGCATCGCGCCGGTAAGCCTCAAGGGCTTCGGACAGTTCCGAGTGCATCAGGGCGATCACCTCACCCACGTTGCGCTGGATGGGCTGGCCGGTGGCGGAATCGTTATACCAGCCCGCGCCTCGGGCTGTGCTGGACGCCAGTTCTTGCACAGCCCGCAAGCCATTCAGTGCATCACGTTCGATTTCAGTCAGGGTCATCAGTTCGGTCCTTTCATGTCAATCTCTGTGCGGTATTGGAACCAGTCGGGGCCGAGATTGGATTTGCCCGAACCGTCCATCAGCGGTGTCGCCTGATGTTCAAAGGGTGACAGGTGCCGCGACTGGCGCAGCTTGGTCGAGAGGTCGAGATCCCTGAAGGGTGACGGCTCTTGACCATCGTGAGTCAGATAGCTGACGCGGGCACAGCGCGCTGCCGACAGATCGCGTTCAACCGACCAGTCAGGCCCATCTTCAGCATAGGGAAGGTGCCACTCGCCCATGGACAGCTTGACGCCATAGCTGCCGCGTATCGCGCCCCGGATGACACAGGCCAGCGCCCGCATCGTGGGGTCAGCATCGGGATGGCACCGCAAGGCGAAGAAATTCTGCCACTCTGCCGATGTGACAATGACGCTGATGTGACTCCACGGTTCGATGATCCGGTTGACGACTTGTTTGTGCGCCCCGGCCTTGGCCGCAAGCCACGCAAAGGCCAGCGCGAACCACATGGCACTGAACCAGCCAAACTGCACCAGCCACAGACGCCAGCCAGTAAGCGAGGCACCGGCTTGCATCCCCGGCCTGTTGCTGCCCCATTCGACCGGCGCCGCAGGGTCCATGATCACATCCCGCAGTAAGCGCATGGTCGGTATCGCCCGGCTGCTGCTGGCGTTCCGGCTGAACACACGATGCGTCATAAACTCGGAATGAATGAAGCGCGGATAGCGCAGTTGCAGCGTCACCAGTTCACCGCCCGAGGGGTGGATGCTGTGGCTGACGACTTTGGCACTGATGGTGGTCATTATCGGATCCCTTCACTGTAGTTTCTGGATCGAAGCCAGAGGCGGCTTTCGAGTGCGAGGTTTGGCGGGCAGTCTTTCCAGTCAAGACGCAGCTTGTGCATCGTGATCTCGGGCACCAAGGGTGACGACATCGGCAGACCAAATTCGTTGAATTTGGCACGGAACCATTCGACATCCCCGGTGCGAAGCGCGGCGTCCATTTCGTGCGGTGCGAACAGATCCATCACATCCCCGGCATTTTGCGTGCGGTGATCCCCGGCATCCCCGGCATGGCCTTGATCGCATCGGTGCTTTTGCCGACAGCCGCAGTCTTGGTGACAACCAGCGGCGGCAGTTGGGGTTC